CTAAAACCATTGCAATGTTTTAAATTTAACTGATTAATAGTTAAATTAGAACTTGGATCTTGGTTTGCTTTTATCTTTTTATTGTTTGGAAGATTTTTCCACCAACTTGGTAAAAATTCTCGTGCTCTATCAATTTTGAAATTATTATAAACAATCTCATCTGCTGTAAAACAATCCACATTAATTGTGCTTGGTTTAATCCAAAACATTATTATACCTTTTCGAATCCCATATCTTTCATCATGTTCTGTAGCATATCGTCAACATTTTCATTAGTAAGAATTGCTGGATCTTCATTCAAACCACGCCAGCCTGAAATTTTGAACTTTGGTTTCTTACCATCAACAGTCCATTTCTTGCCATTCCAATGAGCAAATTTATAGAATGGCCAGTTGCCTTCTTCTTTTGTCTCATAGAAACCTACGTAATGGGGATTAGTTTCAACAGGATACCACTCAGTAACAGTGGCTTCATATTCTTCACGCTCACGATCAGCTTCTTCTTCAGCGACCCAATCTTCATGGCGACCAATTAGATCAGTGAAGTCTAACAGTTCATCTGGTAGATTTTCTAATGAATCGCGATCGCTAATGTCATATTCATAGAAGTCATCATAACCATCAGCAAAACGACCACAGAAACCCATCCCAGGCTCCCAATATATTGCTTCAACAGTATATCCGTTTTCTTCCATAAACTCATAGAGTGCTAATGGTGGTGACCAAGCAGAATCAAAAGATACCCAAATAGTATTATCATCTTGTCGTTCCCAGTCATGAATCATAGCATCCCATTTGGTACCCCAATTATTAACTGACCATTCATAATCCCACTCTCCACTTGGATTAGGATAAATGGTGTTGAATATTTGAATGTTATCGCTTTTAAGATTTGCTTCTATAGCATCAATCTTAGATTTATCTGGATGGGTAATTGTTAATGTATTGTCACACCAATTAGGCATAATATAAACTCCATAATTAAAGGTTTTTGATTTTGTTGATAACTTCCGCTGCTGCTTTCATTCCTTCTTTCTCCATCATATCATCAAACAATTCTTCTCTTGCTAGTTGGATATTGTTTAATACTATCATGGCTTCAGGTTCAGTCATAGAGTTGAGTATCATTTTGAACTCATCCTCTTCTAAACTTAAAAGGAATAAAATAAAGTCTCTGTCTTCGTCTTCAAGATGTCGCACTTTCTTTGGCTTTCTTCTCAACTGGTGGAATAAACCCAGCATCAGTTACCAATTTTCGTGTGATCTTTGGATATTTTTTATGTAGTGTCTGGTCTTTAACTGCAATCAAGACTTCTGCTTCAGTAGGATGACAACCTTCAAGCATAGAGATAAACAATCCCTCACGCTTTAGTTTTGTCAAATCTTCTCGACAGAAAACATATAATCTACGCATTTCGCTGAATAGATTAGTTGGTGTCATACCCAATGGTTCGGCTGCAGGTTTAAAAGGTGGTGTACCTTCAGGAAGAATCATTTTCTTTTCTTCAATAAATGCATATTCAAAAATTAATTTAAGAACAGCATCACCCTTATACCCATCAATACACTTTGGATCTTTTTGGATCTCCTCAAGCATTTGAGTTACATATTTACGCATATTAAAAGTCCTCTAGTTCATCTAACAATAAACGACATTTGTTTTCGATTAGATAATTCATAATCGCCATCTTATCACCTGTCGGTTTAGTATTTAGGTATGTGTCAATAATAGTTTTTGAAACATCTTCTGGAATAAAATCAAAGTCAACTAGAGTTGCGTTACGTTGCCAGTTGCGACGTTCCTCATCACTCTTACAAGCAATAAAACCATTATCAAAGAATTCTTGAAGACGTTTTGCGCTCATAGGTTTTTGACGTTCACCAACCATAAAAACATCGTCTTTGCTTAGAATGTTTGGCACTCCATCGCCAGCATCACCCTTTACGATATGTTCAATCTTATGTTCAATGATTTCTTGTTTAGTTGCAGTGATATATTTTTTCTGCATCGGAGACCATTGCTTGACATTTGGATATAGTTGTAATTGTTTAAAGTCTTTGTCAGAAGAAAGAATAAGAATCTTTTGAGACTCTTCAATCAAACCCTCTTGAACCAATTCATTTTCTTGTGCGTACTTTGTGAGAACAGCAACAATATCATCAGCTTCTGCGCGATCAACGTGAATAACTTTATATGGGAAATATGTAGCAAGGTCAGTTCGCATCTCTGATAATGTATCAAAGATCAATCCCCAGTCTAGATCAGATTTCTCACGATTGCTCTTGCGCATACCTTTGTAATATTCAAAGAATTCTTTGCGCCAGTATTTACGCCCATCACAACAGATAACTACATCACCATATTCTTTGCCATACTTTTTCTTATATGATTTAATTGTAGATAAAGTTACGTGACGAATGAGATTCTTAATCTCAGACTCAGTACCCTTCAACTCACGTTGGAATGTCAAAATGGCTGCAAGAGCAACCTGTGAATAATCAATTAGAATCATTATCTATCTTTCGGTTGTTGAGGAGGATCCCCACGTAATGTTTGAAAAATTGCATTACAATATCTACCATCACCACTCAAACTATTATTGAGTTCTGATTTAATTTCTGTTACCTCATGAGCAGTACATCCAGCAAGCAAAATAACTCTATTATTTTTAAGTTCAATTTCTGCTTGCTTATTTGAAGTTTCAGAAAAAAGTTTTATATTTCCACCAGAAAATTTACGTGGTTCATTAAAGAAATAATTTAGTATTGTGAAAACAGTTACATCAACATGGGGTTTATAGTAATCTGAATTCTCATAATATGATAACAAATGCGTTCTGCTATCACAATGATATAAAATTTTAAATAAAGAATTAAACTCAAGCAATTTATTTCTTACTTCAGGTTTTGAAAAATTAGCCATTGGATGGCTAATTAACGCAGAATGTCTCCAATCTTTATATACTTCTTCTAGAAATATACCTTTCTTAGATGTAGCAATTTCATTAGTTGACGTATCCCTCGCAGAAGCAAGTTTATCTGGACCATGCAAAATTGCTGGTTTAGTCAACCACTTTAACTCAAGCATAATTTCTTTGAGTTGTTCTTCAGTATAGAAGTTATCGATAACAACTGCATCAATACCGTCTTCTATATAATTAAATTCCATTAAAATGCTCCGAGGATAATAGTTTCCTCATTAATACGTCCATTTGGTTGAGAAGGTTTAGTCTTAAGAGTTTTTAAAGCATTAGTCAAAGCACGTTTACCCATAGCAAGTCCCTTAAAAAATTCCTCTGGTTTACGTAGCGTAAACGCTTTAGATTCTTTAATATCAAAGCCAATGATAGTAGTTCCTTTAACTGAGACAGTACCATTCTCTGCTCGATAAACACCAACACGACGATACTTAGTATTATAGAACCATACCTCACTAGAACCAATTATACCTGTTGGATTAACAGATTTCAAATTTAATTCAGCGAACTCTTTGAGGTACTTCATCTTTGCAACTTGCTTAGTTGGAGAAACTTCCTTGCGTTTACGTGGAGCACGATTGGCTTTTGCAGTCTGAACCATTTGTTGACAGTCAGAAATAATACCTTCAACAAACTCAGCGAACTTCTTGAGTTCACGTTTATTAAAATGCGAATAACCTTCTACCAGTTGTTCATCTTCGCCTTCAATCGCTTCTCTAATTTCTTTGGCAGTATCGACAAACAACTCTCCAATGCGTTTAGCAATCGGTCCAGCCACTTGATTCGCCAACAAATAATTCTTTGTTGAAAATTCTGATTTGCAACCACCGAGAACAAAGTCATCAATTGCACCTTCAATCTCGCCAGCCAAGTCATGAGCCTTTTCTTCCATTCTTTGTTGAATTGATATTACATTAGATGGGCTCGCTTCTTTTGCTGCTGCAGCATCTTTCTTATCTTGTTTGTCTTGAGATTTTTGACGCACTTTAATTTGGCTGAGTAACTTCTCAACACCTGCGTTATAATGATTTATCTCAGCTTGTTGTAGTTCAGATCCAAGATCAATTAGTCGAGCAAGGATACCTGGAGTACGGAAATGGTATTCATCAACTTTAAGAAGTTCTACCGCTACTTTCTTATCAATCTTAGCATAATGGCTGATGAACCACTTCTTTTTATCTTTATCATCTGTGTTAGAATTATAATAGTTCAGTGAATGCAGCAAGTCACGCATATAATTATCTTGTGAGAGTACTCGCTCATCACCTTTCATGAACGCTTCTGCTTTCGCAGTTGCTGCCCTACGTTTTGCTGTATTCACTGCCATGTTATATCCTTATTTTGAAGAGAATGAAAGACCTTGACCACTAACTACTGCACCGAGAATCAACGCTGCAGCCCAAGTATCAAAACTTAATACAATATTAAGTGATGGGAATAGTGTGTTCAAAGCCCAAATGGTGGCGCATGGTCCAATGATAACCATGAACACGGCAAAAGACAAAAGCAAAATCAATTTAATCATAGTGTAAACTCCACTTTAGTTACGGATTCCCAGCGGAAAGATCTCCACTCGGATTTTTCGGTGTCAAAGACACGAACTGCGGATCCATCAGACGTGGTAGGCGAACCTGTGGTCTTTGGGATCTTGTCTGTAGGTATTCTTCCCTCAACGAGCGTACATTGCATTGCTCTTTCGGTACCATCTTTTTTGGTAAAAGTAACGCACAGATCTTTGATGTGTTCATCGTGGAGAACTCCGAGTGTCCATGTTTTAAATTCTTCAAATTCTTTATCATTCTTGAATACTGTTTGGAATACCATTATCTAATCTCACTTTCATTTCATTAATAATAGGTGAAAAGAACTCAACGAATTCTTTTGTTTCAAAGAAAGAGGTATGACCATTATTGGCAATTTCTTTCCCCTCTTCGTTTACCAATTTTTGTTTAATAGTAAACTCAATCAAATCATAAGCATGGCTCTTGATTTTAATTGTTCGTGTTAAACCTGCTCGGTATAGTTCATACTCCAAGTCCATGATCAGCCTTTCTGTGTTTTGGGTTACGTATATACTTGACCTTGGACTCCACAGTACGCATACGGTACTTTGGTGTTCTTAAATCCTTTGCTACTGGATTTCTAGGTCTCATAGGTTTATTATACACGTTTTCCTCTTACAAAGCAAATTTCTTTAATAGTTCTTTTGCATTAGTTGTATCAACTAACATTGCTTCAATTTCTAACTCTTCTGAACGTAACTTTAGTTCACGAGAATATGCATCAAGCAATTCTTGTGCATATCTTTTGTCATCTTCATCTGACTGTTCCCAAAATGCGGTAAAATCATCACCTTTGGTATTCAACAAGAAATTGAGATTATCGCGATCCCAATCATTAGTAATCAAACCTTTCATGCTGCATCCTTAAAAATGTTTGTCCACGTTTGGAGTTTATTCAACTTCTCATGTTTTGCAGTCATCACTGCAGATTCACTGACCATACCTGAATCAATCAGTAGGTCAATCATACACATTAAGTCACCAAGTTCTTCTTCTAAGTGTTCACGATTTGAAACACCATTATGGTGATCTTCCATCCCGAACCGAAATACTTTACTAATGGCTTGAGTAACCTCAGCACATTCTTCTTGCGCAATCAAGAGGATTTCTTGATTCGCTTCATTCAGTTGTTTCATTTTCATAAATTTATTCATAGTTCTTTTTATCACCATATTCTTCATTAAAATCATAACCAGCATTGTAGGCATGAATGTCGGATAGATGAGTTGCATCAATCCTTGGACCAGAAATGCCACCTACGCCACCACGATGGGGGTCACGAGGGCGACCATAATATGAATCCGCAGAACCACGATCAAAGAAAGAACCATGTTCTTGATCGAACAATTTAATTTCTTCTCTTTTTTCAGCATATGTCATTTTCATGCAGCAATCCTTTCATTCCAACGCTGTTCAACAATTTCATTCACAAACTCAACAGGACACTTAAGAGCATTTGCGATTTCTTCGCAAGAAAACTTAGTAGTGTCAAGAAGATAGTTTATTTCTTCCCAAAGTTCTTTCATTGCAGCCATAATAACCTCACTTTTTTATCATTTATACAACTATTATACCCCATTTCTGCATTAAAGTAAAGCGAAATGTTGAAAAACCCTACAAAAAGTAGGGTTATCGTAAGTTATTGATTTAGAAAGGTTATTTTGACGTAGCGTGGTAGGTACCATCCCAGTTCGGTGGCAACCCCTCCTCAAGTCGTTCTAACATCAGTTCATAGTAGTGTTGCAACTCGGTTTTTTCTTCTATCAGTTTACTACAAAGTGTTTTGGCTCTTGTCCAATCACCTGAGTAGTATGCGTCAAGGAACATCTGATGTTTGTATTTAATTATTTTGGCTGGCGTATAAATCTTAACCCCAATCTTCTTACCCTTTACGGCAATACAATCAAGTTCTACAACAGGGTATTCGTCCCGAACAAGTCTTGCAGTTTCTGGTCCAAGAATGATTCGAACACCATACGATTTGCTTTGACCTTCAAGTCTGGATGCAAGATTGACAGAATCCCCAAGACAAGTATAATCGAAACGCTGGCTGCTACCCATATTGCCAACAATGACGGAACCAGTATTAATGCCAAGACCCATGCCAAAAGGTGGCACATTCTCTTTAGTGATTTCTGTATTAAATTCATCCAAACTCTCCATCATTTGTAGTGCAGTTTTCAAAGCCATCTTGGCGTGTTGTGGTTCATCAAGTGGCGCATTCCAGAATGCCATTTGGGCATCTCCGATGTATTTATCTAATGTGCCATTGTTTTCTAAAATTTTTGACGTCATTGCTGTCATATATCTGTTCATAATTTCAGTCAATCCTTCTACATCATCACCATAGTGTTCTGATATAGAAGTAAAGCCACGCACGTCAGTAAACATAATTGATAATTCTCTACGCTCTCCACCAAGAGTTAATAACTCTGGATTTTTTTGTAGTTTAGCAACTAATGCTGGGCTGAGGTAGGTTCCGAACTGTTTCTTAATTTGGAGCTTTTGGCGCAGTTCTGAAAGGAATTTGACAATGTATCCATGGAAGCTGCAGATGCCAATGGTAAGAATCGGGAAGACAGCATCAAGTAGATACTGAGATCGAAGAAATAATTCCATGCCACCATAATAGGAAGCGAATCCCAATAACGCTGCGAAGATGTAGCCATGTGTATACCTCGTTAGATAGATTGAAAGGACGACTGCCACAATCATAAATCCTAACTCGGCAAGCAGAGCCCACTCTGGTCTGCTTATGTTAGTACCACTTGTTATTGTATCTAAAACTGATGCTTGTACATAATGCGGATAGCTGGCTCCTCCTGCCATGGCGACTGGATTTGTAAGACCTTTAGCAGTAAGTCCGACGATGACGATCCCACCTTTAAAGTCTTTTGGTAAAACGCTTGCTGAGTGTACAATAGGTTGCTTGGTTGGATCAACCCAAATTCTACCGAGTTCATCGGTATATATTTTTCCGAACTTAGGAATTCTGACTGCTTCGATTCCTCCTTCTCCAACTTTAACTTGGAAGCTGGGATCTCCGCTTGCAACTCGCAACGTCTCCAAAGCAATACTAGGGAACAACTGTCCTCCAGAATTGACGACCATTGGAACTCTTCTTGTGACGCCATCGATTTCTGGAAGGGTATTAACAACGCCAATCCCAGCAGCAGTGTTGTTAAGTAACTTGACGTTCGGTTCAATTGCATTATACTTCACTCCTGTAGTTTCAGCAGAGCCACCAATAACCGAAACACCTGGACGGAATGGTGGATACTTATTTTTAATATTATCTGTTGTTGCTGAATGTGGAAGTACTACTGGATACTTCTTTAGCGTGTTAGCAAGTATATCATCTTGAAGAAACCTATCGATATCAGGCATGTAAACATTAAACACAACAAGACCAGCATTGCGTTTATACAGATCTTCAATAATTTTTGCATATTCTGCTCTAGGGAACGGGAACTGTCCTTTTTGCTTAATAAACTCATCGTCTATATTTACCACATGCACCTGTTCTGATACAGTGGACTCCTTTGATGTTATTAATTGATCGAAGTAACGAAGTCGCACTGACTCTACAAAAGATGGGTCAGCTAAACGAATACAAACCATGAGCACTAGGGTTACTAGTGCCATCCATGGTGATAATAATTTTTTCATTACACAAACATATACATTGCCTGCGCTGCAGTAACGATATAGCGGAATGCTTGTTCGTCAGAGGATAATTCTTGCGCAGCTTTTACTTCCCAAACTTGTTGCACGAGGAATTGATATTCATCTTTACTCAATTGTTCGGATTCATATTGTTCACGTAAAACTAAAAGTTCATTTGCTAAACCAGCAGCTGGACCACCCATACCTGCAACTTCTCTAAGTTCTTCTATCATTATCTTCCTTTCCATGCGTCAGCAATGACGTCAATTCTAGTTTTGTTAATTTTAAGGATACTTTCACAAAATAGTTTATTATCAGATTTCTTTGCTTTGCCGATTGCTTCATCTAACTGAGCAATTGATTTTGCTTGAGGATCACCACGATAATCGCTATACAATTTTAATTGCTGTAACTTTGATTCAGCATCGCTCCAGTTTTTATCATCACAGTTTAATTTGTCGACTGCAATCTTAACAGAAACAAGGTTATTAAACATAACTGGATCATGGTCGATAGGCATAATTACTGATAGAAGCGAACAACCATTCAATAAAAATACTGTTATGATTATAAGTTTTTTCATACGCTGAACGAACTCCCGCATCCACAAGTGGATTTAGCATTAGGGTTAGAGATAACAAACTGTGAACCTTTTAGTTTGTCGCTAGTATAATCTATCGTTGCGTTCTCAAAATATTGCATACTCATTGAATCGATGATAAGCTGTTCAATTACAAAATCATCTTCTTCTTTATCTTCTTCAATAGTAAATCCGTAATTAAAACCAGAACATCCACCACCTTGAACAAATGCTCTTACGTATTTACCACTACCATCAGAAAGAACTTCTGATATTTGATTCTTTGCAGTTTCTGTTAAATTAATCATGAACATTCACATTTAAGTTGATAGTCGTGTATCGCTGCCTTAATCGCATCTTCCGCAAGTATAGAGCAGTGAATCTTAACTGGCGGAAGGGCAAGTTCATTAGCAATCTCGCTATTTTTAATTTGTCCTGCTTGGGCAAGTGTTTTCCCTTTGACCCATTCAGTAACAAGCGAACTCGATGCAATAGCCGAGCCACAACCATACGTTTTGAATTTGGCATCTGTGATAATTCCTTCTTCTACTTTAATTTGAAGTTTCATCACGTCACCGCACGCTGGTGCGCCAACCATCCCAGTACCAACTGATGGATCATTTTTATCCAGAGAACCCACATTACGTGGGTTCTCGTAGTGATCAATAACTCGATCAGAGTAAGCCATTATTTTGCGATCATTGATTTAATTTTTGCTTGGATTGCCACAGCCCAAAAAGGTTGTGGGAAATTCCAACCAACAAAAGCACCAACTGCTATCCATAGTAGTGTATCTAACATTTAAGTCTCCTTGTGTGAAAGTATTTCACGAATTAGTCATCAGAAGCATTAGCACCACACTTAGCACGTTTTGCTTTAGTGAGTGCACCAAAGTCCACTGGCCATTCTGCTCCAGGAGCAAGTTCTTTAGCGTTTGCAGGGAAAGCAAACTTAACACCACCTGCTTGTTCAATCTGTGCGATTGGCAAACGGAATTTAGTTAAATCATTTCCAAGATTAGGATATGGAGCTACGTGTGGGAATGCCCAGCCAGCAACTTCACCTGTTTGATTATTAATAACAATTTTGTAGAAACCATGTGGAACTATAACACCATTACCAATTTTTTTGTCTTGTGGATTATAAACACCACCTACATAGATTGTGTATGATTGATTGCGTTGAACTGCCCAACCACGAACTGAAGTTTCAAGTAATTTCCAAATTCCACGATTTAATGAACCAGCCTGTGGAGACATATTTGTCATGAGGAATGATTCAAACTCTACTTGAGTGTCCCAAGATAAGTCACCATCTGGACTCATGTGACCCTTATCATAACCAGTCCCTGCGTAATCAGCAGGTACAGCGCCACCAGCAACAGACTGATCAGCTGCGAAAGCATTAGTCCTAGCAACGCAGCCAAGAGCATTTTGAGGAAGAAGTTCATAGGTTACAAACTTTGGTAATTTGGCTGCAGCATCATATCCTACCAAATATGCTTGGCGACAGATAGGTGTTACACCAGTTGTCTGAGGGAAACCATATGGCGCATGGGGTTGGCATGCTGCAACAGGGTTTGGTTGTCTTTGTGTCCATGCGTTGGCTGTTAGGGATGTTATTACTAAGAATAACGAGAGTATATATTTCATTTCATTTCCTTTATGTTGTTTTCTATTTAGTTTCTAATATATGACCAAGTACCACAACCTGTAGAACATTGGATATTCATTGAACCCTGTTGTGCTTGAGTAGGGTTAGTTTGTTGCACATTAACTGTTGCTCCAGTAGTTCCATTTAAATTAACTTGAAACCACTTATCTGCACCAACACCACCAGACTGAACTGCATTAATAGTATTACCATTATTTGTAGTTCCATTTCCAGCAATAACATTGAACTCATGATTTCCAGATCCATTTTGATCAATACTTATATTATTTCCAGAACCATTTAAATTCTGAATATTTGCTGTATGGTTACCAGCACCTTGTTGTAAAATACTAACCCCATTGTTTATCCCAGAAGGGATTTCAACAGTGGCAGTTTTTACACCAGAATCTCTTTGTGTTATATTTATGTATGTGTTATCAACTGGAGATATTGATCCAAGGTTTATTGACGCATTATTGGCAGCATTATACTGCTCAATATTAATTACATTATTTGAACCAACTTGATTTATATTTACAGTTGCATCTGCTGCTTTTGTTTTTGAACAAAATCCAAAAACAGCAACAAAAAATGCAAAAACAAACAATTTCATTAATTCTGCCTTAAAGTAATTATAGTTGTTCCACCATTGTTGACTCTGTTTATAATTTCAACAGAACCTTGTTGCTGAATTATTTTAGAATTTTGATTTTTTGGAACCATTACACTTTGTGTATTTGATCCATCATTTCTATAAAGAGTTACATTGTTATCATCAACTTCAGCCACAACTCCGCTAGTTGCGATATAATCTGGGAGTAAACCAGATTTACTATTGTTTAATAAGTCTAACTGTGCTGCCATTTGAGCATTAATAATATCCAAGACATTGGCGAGAAAGTTTTGATCAAGTAAATTTCTTGATAGTTTATCTTGAAATGCATCTTTCTGTTGAGCATCTAATGCATTAACAAGAGAGTTTTCTTTTAAAAAGTCAACACTCAATGCTCCAGTTGAAACAACTTTTGTTTGTTCTTCTTGTTTTTTAATTTCTTTTGGTGGAGAAACAATAAGCATATTGTTTAACATGTCAAAATTTAATAAATTTAAAACCACTGGTTTCATTGGAGCGATGGAACGATCATATACCTTTGTTGCTTCAAATGGTTTGGTGAGTGTTACCATACCGCCATCGGTAATAACATCAATAATTCCAGTGTAACAATCTTTTGATACATCGATAGGAATTCTATTTCCTGGACATGTTGGAAGAAGAATAACAGTTGAAGCGCCAATTTCATCTACTGTAGCAGTAAAGTCTGTACCACGAACTGCAACAGTGGCAGTTGGTGTATTGATATTTACATTTTGGTTATTATTATGGGCGATTTGCCCAGATGCGTAACGAACAGTACCCAGCGCAACTTTCATTGCAAGTTTACCACTCTTTGCTTTTGGATCGTAGACAAAGTCATCAATGACCAGTCTAGAGTTTTCGTTTATCTCTACTTTAGTATCATCAGCAAATGTGATACCAACTTTACCACGAGTTGTTTTAATTGCGTCGTTCATTTCAACACCAGTTCCTTTCGCACCAGAGAGTGTTTCTTTATCTCTCTGGATTGAGGGAGGTAAGTTTACTTGTTCAGTAATCTTTCCGACAGCAGCATGCGTCTTACCGCAATTAGAAAGACCAGCGACAAATAAACATAATATAAAATATTTCATATTATTTGTTCTGTAAAACTGTTACACTATTTCCAGAACCAACACCAGTATAATTAAATATATTACCACCACTTACATTAGTTTGTGTTAGTGAAGTTGTATTACTAGAACCAGTAATATTAATGCTAGCTTGGTTATCACCAGTTTGATTAATTGTAGTTGCGTTAGATGCACCAACTGTTACTAAAGAAATAGAATTAGTTCCCTGACTTTGATTAATTGTAGTAGTATTTCCACCGCCACCAGTTTGATTAACTGAAACTGTAGCATTAGTATCACTGCTTTGATTAACAGTTAAACTGTTATTATTACCACCACTCTGCAATGCAGTAATACTATTATTTTGACCAGCACCTGTTTGATTAATATTCAAGAAAGCAAAATTTCCAACTTGTTGAACATCAATTATAGGACTATCATTAGTTGATCCTGGATTCATACTTTTAATTGTTGCGTCAGCATTATTACCTGTTACGCTGTAACGAATGCTAGGTGTACCATTTCCACCTGTAGTAGTATCAATACCAAACCTTAACATGTTGCCACTACCAATTTGATCGATAGTTACGGTATTATTGTCTCCCCAAATTTTTGCAGGAGTTTGACTACTAGTACCAATTCCAGGTAATCCTCTTACCGTGTTACCAGCACCATCTTGGGTAATATTAATCGTACTATTATCGCCAGACTGATCAATATAAATGCTATTATCAGCAGCATAACCCGACATTGACATTGCAGTCAATGCTAGAATTGCGAATAATTTTCTCGGAAATTCGCCGTTTCCTTTCATTCTTTTAACCATCTTTTTTATTAGAACTAAGTTACGTTCCTTAGTTCTTCTCCTTTAGGTTCTCTTTGTTTTGGTTTTCGTTTCCTTCATATTTTTTATCAGGGATTATAACTGGAAGCGATAGTGTGGTCTTTTTATAATCCCACACTCCTCTTCGTTCGCCTTCTTTAATTAATTCAACTACTGCTGCTTCAATCGTTGCCTTTATTGCCAATGTTCCTGGCTCATTAATTGTTAAACCTGCCTCAGCTTCAAATGCTTCTGTTCCATTATTTAAAAACTTTAATACAGCTACAGAATCTGCTGTTGAATAAACTATTTTAGTTACAGTAACTGCAACTAATACTTTACCAGTATTTACAGATACTGCTCTTAATGATACTGTTACCGTATCTTTAGAGTATTGAGTTTGAGAACCAATACCTAAAAATCTATGAGCAGCACCACCAGATTCAGAACCAGAATCATAACCAATAATGCCACCTTCCATAATTAAACCAGCAAATTGAAGTGGCATTAGTGGTTTTGCTTCTTTTCCTTCATATGCTTCGCGCATCTGACGAATGATTGTTCTTTCCTTTGTCAGATTATCTACAGCAACACGTTCAACTACATCAAACCATTGCGCTTTACCTACATCTTGTAAAGCACGAATTAAAAATACTTCGCCACCTTGCGTCACAGCAGTGGATAAGTTAGCAATTCCAGGTGTAGGTTTACGCTGTCCAGTTTTATCTTGAAAACTATAAACAGCGACAGTTACTTTTTTACCATCAGGCGCAGGAATAGCATCAAATTCTTTCTCAAGTTTATTGGGTGCTACTTCTGGCTTATATTCATAGCCAGCTTTCTGTATTACAGCGCAACCAGAAAGAATTAATATTAGTGATAATAAAATTAACTTTTTCATTAGAAAGTAAACTGCCCAAGTGGTACTGTAACATTTGTAACATTACCTAATGTATCTGTTACGCTAAGATATACATTTGAACTATCTTTAGTCCAACTAATTAAATTACCTTCAAAGTTTAATGTTCCGCTATTTGAACCTCCATTGGCAAACATTGCGGTTGCCAAATTTTGAGAGATTTGAGCGTAAATACGAGATTCTAAATTATTTAAAAATTTAGCAATGTTTGTATTTTGTTGAGCATTGGCAGCTGCTTGGGCTGCTGCCAATGCATCTTTAACTATTTGTTGTTGTCTTGTATACTCTTGGTTCTCTATTGTAAGAACGTGTGATGAATAGCCATTGCCATTGAAGGATGGAGATTTAAATGACTGATCTGGCAATGGTGTGGCAATTGCGACATTACTTATCAGTGTTATTAACAGTACTCTTTTGTGAATCATCTTTTAAATTTCCCTGTTCACGCAACGAAAGGATGACATTCACTTTTTGATTTAATCGGATAAGATCATTATCCAACATTCTAATTCGATCGATTAATGCGATCAATACATTATTTGCTTCAGTCGTTACTGGCTTAATCTCAGTCGTTACCCATTTCCAAACATAATAAACCAAATAACCCATGCCACCTGCGGCAACAATAGGAAATCCATACTTATTAATTAATGAGACTAAATCCATTTTCTATTACTCTTTAGTTCTTAACAAAGCAACTTTGCCATTTGCGCCAGTTACAAGTTTAAACATATCTCCTTCTTTCCATGCTTCTGGAAGATTGCCCCATTTATTTCCATTTGATTGACCAGATAGTTTTAAATCTGCATCAAAAATAATAACATTATCGTTTAAATCAAAATTGTAATCTACGTAAATCATTTTGCGTTCCTTTCAGCAAGCATTCTAAACCATTCTTTTTTCATCTCAATATCATGTCTAATATGAGTCAGGTGATCATCTCCATTATCTTTAGTATAAAGGTAAAGGAGAAAAGCAATAAAACTAAAAAACCCTACGGTATATAACTGCATAGCAGTAATTGTAAATGTAAATGTCATTAATCTCTCCTCGCATCAGATTGCTCTGCTCTAGCGATTCTATCTAAATCAGGTGGAATATGGAGTGCATGACTTACTTTAGTATCAATTCGAATGACATCGTGGTTCATGGCTGAAACACGTTTATCTAATGCCATGATGATACCAGCCATCTGTTTAACAGAGGAAGTTACGCCAGCTAAAATAAATTTAAGGGTTAGGAAAACGAAATAACCAGCTGCAGCAGCTGCAGCAATGGGAAATCCAACCTCCGCCACCAATTTAAATAAATCCATACTTTATCCATATAGTTATTATGGTTGGGGTTTAATCTTTTACCCTCTTATTATAGGACTATTTAGGAATGGCTATTTCTTATTTTGCAAGTCTTCTACTTCCTTTTCTATGGTTTTTACACCAATAGTTGAGAAAACTTCTTTGGCTTTATTTAGAAATGATTGGGTTTTTTGAGGTAGTGAATCATCACGTTTTTCAAGACGATTGTATAGATTAGGTTCCCAATCTTTACTTTCATCAACTGTAATATTAAGTTCTTCGTCAGTTATTTCAGCTGATTCATAATTGCTGATATTTTTCTCAACAATATGCTCATCGCCTTTTATTGATAACTGAGCATTATCAGAAGCATGTAAATTATCTTCTAAAGTAACTTCAATTGATGGTGATTCTGGTGGAGGATCTGGTAGTTCGCCCTGATCAATAAAAACTTCTTGTTGAATTGGTTCAACTTCTTCTCTATTACGTTTCTGTTGCCAGTTAGCAGCAATTAATAATAAAACTGCTAGTGGATCAAATACTGAAACAATCATTATAATAACCCAGCGAACTGCTTTTTCTAATACATCATTTTCTGGATTATCACCATATAATAATGCTGCAATATATTTTATTGGACCGACTTCGGCTTCGACTTTGCGGACTTCGCTGGCGATTGGCGCACGCTCTTCGTTGTATTTGGCGATTTTGGTTTGCGCTTGACCGATTTCGTTGAGGATTCTGTTACGGTCTTTTTGCTGTCCTCGTCTAATGGAAATGGCACGCTCTGCTCCACTGGCTTCTGTGGTTCTTGAGATGGTTTGATCAACTTGAGCATCGAGTTGAGAAAGTTCTTTACGGCTTGCATTTATATTCTCCTTTTCGGTTTTAATTTTTTCATCTATTAATGAAAGTTTTGCTTGCACATCTCCAGATGGTATTGCTTGATCTAAATGGGCTTTTGATAGATAACCAAAAATACCCATTGACGTTAGTAGCATTAAAATTACTAAAGCTACAGTAAAGTAATATTTTAATAATACTGGAACTTCTTTCCAATTACGGTATAGCCATGAAGCAACAACTAATTTTGATGATTCAAGTAGCGAACCCATAATGAAAATTGGTATGGCTGAAGCTGCGAAAATCGCAACTAACCCCATAATAGAATAGTAAGCAGCGCAAGCAGATAATGCTAATGCTGTTCCGAATAGTAGATATGTCATAATTTGTTTTTAATATGAGAACCATGGACTCGAACAGATATCTGTCCATTATAGTAGTCGTCTGATTCTAATACTTTCCTCCCGAACTGTTCCCTTGCTTCTATATAAGAACATTCTGCTTTAGATTTACACAAAAATAAAATCTCACGTATAAAGTTTTCTTTACCGAGAGACTCAACATCTTTATTTAGTTCAATACTAGAACCATAATATTCTCTCCAGTCGCTATCAATCTTGCCACGAATCTTTTTTTTCTTTTTTATACCATTTTTCTGAGTAACCATCTTATAGGTTGTCTTAGAAAACTTCGCTAACTTCTTACCGATATACATGCGACTTGTGGCTTTGTTCGTAATTAAATAAACAAAGCCAACACAATCTTCTGGTAAATCTTCAATGATTTGATTATTAAATGTCCACATAGGACATATATTTATCTACCAAATATTTGTATAGTTTCTCTGATTGGAGCTACTGAAGAGGTATTAAAAACTGTATGTTGGATTGGAGGTTCAATAAAAACCATCTTATTGTATTCTGGTTTTATGCACTTGATCTCATTATTATCTTTATAGGCAAAGTAACCACCCCAGTCATCATCCCAATATTCGTTTAGATAGATTGTTGCCCCAAACTTAACATGACTATCACCATGCCATGGGATGTAGCTACCTCTTATCCAACCATACCACATACAACCAATGCTATTATATTCTGGTAGGTATTGTTTTATCTCTTGTGATATTCTAGATGTTATTTGATCGTTTAGGTCTTTGACTAATACTGGATTACTATCCTTAATAATATCTGAACCCCAACTCATATAACTATGTCGGACTTCTCCAGTTCTAGAAAAATCTTTTATAATTTCTAATAGAGATGGCGAAAGAACATTACTCACAAATTTAATGTTACTCATCTTTTTCTAGTTCCTCTTCTTCGTAAATATCAGCTGAACATAAAGGGCAATAAACAATATCTTCAAAATTAAAGTCATCGCCCTTTACTGTAATTTTTCCTTCTGCCGCACAAGACGGACATTGAAATTGTTTTACTATCATGCTGCTTTGCCCCATACGTCATTCCAAGACCCAGACAGCGCACCTTTAGCATAGTCAGTTACACGATTCTCAAAGAAGTTTCCATGCACTGGTGCATTAATCATTTCCTCAACCCATGGTAATGGGTTCTTTTTAACTTTGTAAATACCTTTCATACCCAATGAGATAAGACGACGATCTGCGATATAACGAATATACTGTTTAACATCAGCTGCAGATAAATCGCGCATATCACCATTAGCATAGCAAAGGTCAATAAATTTATCTTCTAACTCCACCATTCGCTCAGCAATGGTATAGATCTTACCCTTCAGTTCATCGTTCCAAATTTCATTATTTTCTTTAATAAATTCTTTAAACAAACGAATCATATTCTCAGAGTGCATCGTTTCATCAACAATAGACCAAGTAACAATTTGCCCCATCCCTTTCATAATACCATGACGAGGAAAATTAAGGAGCATAATAAAAGAACTAAAAAGCTGCATACCTTCTGTAAAAGCAGAGAATACTGCGATGTGCGTTGCAGTTGACGCAAGAGTACCATTTTTCGAACTGAGTTCGGTAACATATTCGTGTTTATCCCTCATTTCTTGATATTCAAGAAATTCATTATAAGTTGATTCAGGCATACCTAATGTTTCAATAAGGTGGCTATAAGCAGCAATGTGTAATGCTTCACGAGCAGCAAAACCCATGAGCATCATACGTATTTCTGGCTGCGGGAAATACGGTAAGTAATTGTTAACATAACCCCCAGCAACATCAATGTCTCCTTGAGTAAAGAATCGGAAGATGTTCGTGAGGAATTGTTTTTCTTCATTTGTTAATTTCTTTTTCCAGTCTTTTACGTCTTCAGCCATTGGAACTTCAGAATGAAGCCAGTGAGCCTGTTCGTGTTTCAACCAAGCATCATATGCCCATGGATAATTGAATGGTTTAAAATATGTTCGCTGGTCTGTTAAATTATTTTTTGTTTTTGTGATCATTCTATTACCTTAAATTTATATGCTATACTTATTCTCATGTCTAAACAGTAGATTGTTGGTTCCAATGGGCAGTGTTGCATAGCAGAATTAAAAAGAACTGCGGAATTTGGATATGGGAATACTGACTTTACAACAGTATCGTTTTCAGTAAAAATAAGATGTCCACCAAAGAATGGTGGCCATTGTTTATGAACATAATAAACTAAACTTCCAGAAAGGGAGTTTGCATCATTATCATCATAGTGTAAGAAACCACATTGTCCATGGGCTTGACCATTTCCATAAATCCTTGATGTTTTTATTTTAGTGTTTAAAATACCTTCAACTTTAGATTTGAATAGATCTTCAATTTTAGTTCCTTGTAATTCTTTATACAGAAAAGATTTAATTGGAATTCCATGAGATCTTAATGCAAGTTCACCACCCTTCAATTCCCAACTAGGATTCTCAAATTCATTATCAACGATTTCTCTTTCAGATTCAGTAAGAAATGTATCTATCTCATAAACGTCACCAATATTCAACATATCAATATCCCGAAATTGTTTTCCATTTTTCTAATGGAGATTTGGTTGATCCAAAAGTGATTATATTGGCAAAGAAAACCAATGTCAATCTAGATTCATTACCTTCTCCAAATAATTTATTTTCTTTATGCCACTTATTACCGTCATATATAAATGCCCTATTGAAAATATTTTGTACTTCTAACGTAGTATAAAATTGACTATTATGTTCAACTCTTTTATCATCAGCATTATCTATATCACCAGAATATAGTTTATCTCTAAACGAAATAGTCTTTACTGTATGATTCTCATCTCTCCAATTACTTGGAACTGATGGATAACATAAAGAAGTTCCACCATTCAATGGTGCAGTTGGATTGAGATAAACTACTCCAGCAAAATTAGCAACATCACCGTCAGTATGAGCCCACCCTTCTTTATATTTTTCTGGAGCCAACTGAAACCTAATATCAAACTCCCAATTAAGTTTATCTTTTGAAAGATCAAAAAATACTGATACAATTTTTGAAGTTAGATGATTATACAGATTTTGATTTATATCTTTTAAATTGTCAGTCCTAGTGCCTGGGAATATTCCTGTATTTTTATAATCTAAAGATAAAGCATAATCTCTAACCAATGTTGGTGTCTCAAAGAAGTCGTCAATTATAGTTGCTGGTATCAT